GCGCCTGATAGACCGGCGCGCTGAATTATGAACTCCCGATGATCGGGGAGCAGAGGCAACCGTTTGCACGGGCCGGCTGGCTCTGGTTGTTTGTTGCGCAGACCCAGAAAACTTCTTTGGAAAGAGTTCCTGCATTCTGCGATCTATCTCATCATAGTACTCATCTGACGTTGGGTCAAATCCTTCGTTTTTGATCAACTCTACGTGGATGCCACGAACCGTGTTCGTCATCACCACGTCGGAGCCAAACCATGTGTTTTTCTCAGCCCAATCCTCCGCGCGGGCGTCCGGGCGTGGAGCCTGTTGCTGCGGCGCCTGTTGCTGCGGCGCAGCCTGCTGTCTTGCAGGTTCCTGCTGGATACGTCGCACCTGCTGCTCTTGGCTCGCCAGTTGCTGCTGCTCCCAGATGGTAGCCGTCAAGCGCTGGTTAGCCTCGGTCTCGGTGTCAATGTCACCCTCTTCCCGAGCGCGGCGAATCACGTTCTTGAGCGCGGTAATCTGCGTCTCAACCCGCCCTTTGGCCTCACCTACCCGCTCCACTGCGGTCTGCGCATACCGCTGCTGCAACTCTTCGTTGCGCGACTGTACGCTCTTAGCGTACTCCAAGGCCGACTGCTCACGGCGCTCGGTCTCACGCAGGCGCGCTGTCAGCTTATCAATGCGCTTCTTTACCTTGTCGGAGTACTGCTCAAGCTCCTCGGCATCCGGCCCAGCCTGCACCGTTGCGGTCGCCTTACCGCCTTCATCTTGATCAATGGTGACGGTTGCCGGCTGCTCATCGTCCCCAAGACTAAACTCTAACTTCTCGTTTGAATCAATCATCGATACATCCTCACTTGTGTAAAATGCTTGCAGGGTCAGACACAATCCCCAAGATCTCGTCATCGTTTAGCAGACGGATTTCTCCGCCCTCTATCTGAATGCGAGCGCCAGCGTAACGACCAAACACCACCCAATCGCCTGCCTTGCACCACGGTCCGTTCGGATACTTGCTTTCATCCGCGTAGGCCAATGGGCCAAGCTTAAGCACGTAGCCCACGTTAGTGGCTAGTTGAGTGCGTTCAGTTGTTTCTTTGGTCAGCATAATGCCCCCCTTTGATGTACCGGCGCCACGGTAGGGCAGCAGCGCTATGCGCCACCCTGTCGGCTGCGGAATCAAATCTAAGACACTTTGCGGGAGCCCTTCACTGCTGACCTTACCCTCTTCGGTGTAAGCGTCATTGAGCGAGGGCTTTTGATTGGCCTTATCGTCTGCCCATTTCTGTTCTAAAGCGGTCAGCTTTTGCATATGTTGTCCTCGGTTAGTCTTCTGAATGTTTGTTGAGTCTGTCTTTCACAATTTCTTCTGTAAGACGAATACCTTCCAAACGACCCATGAGATACCGATAACGCTCCATATCGCCGATTCCGCCGCTCAACACAAGTTGCTGTGTATCGTGCTCAATCTTTCTAATATCTTTTAAAACATGTTCAGCAAAAGTAAGCATGGTCATTTCCATGTAAGCAGAAGGTCTTCGCCACCGTCTGAAAGGCGTAAATCAATAGATTTTTACGTCTCTATTGCCATCTTTTTTCTTAACGATCCTCGGTTTAATTATCTTTGGTTTTACGATACCCCCCTCCTTCATTTTGCGGGTTTTCCCCGCTTGGCTCAAAGCAATGGCAATGGCTTGCTTTTGTGGCTTGCCCGCTTTAATTTCAGTTTTTATGTTGTCACTAATAACTTTTTGGCTTTTTCCCTGTCTTAAAGGCATCACGCACCCCCCGGGCCTTGTTTTGGTGTGTTAATGCGCTCTCTGGCAACTTCAAAGCGCCCCTGAGCAATCTTCTCCTGCGACGCAATGCGCTCGTCGTTGGCCTGAGAGTTCTCCTGTATGCGCATCTGCTCGTTCTGCAGCCCCTGCTGCTTCACTTGTATGTCCGCCTGATCCTTCGCGGCTCGCATTTGAAGCTCCTGCTCCTTGAGCGCGACAATCGGGTCGGGGCCTGCACCCTCGCCAGACAACTGGCCCTGCATTGCCTTCACATCCATCATGTACTGGGCAACATTCAGGGAGATCATCGCCTCACGCTGCATGTCGGAGACCATGCGGTCCGGGTCACTGCCGTACTGACGGAACAGTTCCGCCTCGGCGTCTTCCTCAGCCTTCAGCCTGACGTGCTCCATGACGTGTTTCTGCAACTCAACAGCGGCCAGCGGATTACCCTGCACCAGCGGCGACATGCCCATGATCAGGTGCGATGCGATGTGCGAATCGTGCTGCTGACCCGCAAACGCCTTGAGCTGCTTGCCGTCAATCGCATCGATGTTCTCGCTTGCCGGGTCCTTGGGCATCTGGTTGGTCTGGGTCTTCAGAATGCCGTCAATATCCCGCACGTTCATCGCTTGGTAGACCCGGTAGTACGCCTCGTACAGGTTGTGCATGTGCGGGGCGCTCTGCGCCAGCTGCAGCTGGGTCTGCGCTAGGGTAATGCGCTGCGCAGCGGAGAAGATATTGGGGTCCGCGACCGGCAGAACCGATACCTTGTTGTCAAAGTCGCTCTGTTTAATAAGACGAGATGCGCCGGGGACATCATAGGGGTACTCGGGGGGTAAGTACTTCCCAAACCCACGGAACAGCATCTCGAACTCTTGTGTCTGCGCGTAGTAGAGCCGCTTGTGGATCGCTGACATGACCATCGACCCACGCTCAAGCAGCGCAAGCGTGGTGCCCACGGCTGCCTGCTGGTTGGCGTCGCCTACCTGCATGTCTGCAATGCTCGCCAGTCGTTTACCGGCGTCCACAGTAAAGCTCAACAGCGCAAACAGTGTCTGGCTGGGCTCTTTATAGGGCAAAGGCAGCAGTGATGAGGCCAGTTCAGCGCCACCCGCGTCAATATCGCGCCATTCACCCGGTTGAATTGGCTTGTCGTCGTCCGCGATCCGCGCGCCCTTGGCTTTAAAGCCGGCAGGCAGGTTAGACAGCGTTCCAGCGTCCAATAACTGACGAAGTGCAGCGGTTGCTGTCTTCGCAAGGTTACCAATTAGGTGAACAAAGCCCAAACCGTAGGCGCCGAGGCCAGAAACCAGCATGTAATGCACAAAATACTCAATTCGTATCTTCAACGGGTCGTCTTCTGCCCAGTTTCGACGCACACTGACCACTTTCGCGCTTATTTCGTCTACTGTTACCACGTAGGGCAGCTTGATGCCGGTCGGTTCGCCGTCCTCGTCCACATCTTCGTAGCCGGGGATGTCCAAATCGACGTGAAATTCCAGCAATGTGATCTCTTCCGGCTCGCCAGTGGCCTGCACACCCGTAATTCGGTCAATCGTCGCGCCAATCTGGTCCTGCCCGCTGTTGGAACCGTCGGGCGAGAGCTCTACATCAAGGTATTCACCTGCAAAAACACGCTTTTTAAACTCGTTAGAGTCCATCGCAATTCGGTGCGTGATGCGCCGGCACTCAGAAATCACACTTGAGCCGTGGTAGGGGATGTAAAGATCGTCCGGAAGCACCAACCGGCTCACCATCCGGCCAAGCTGCGCGTCAAAGTACACCTTTTTGAAGGTAGATCCACCGTATCCGGTGTAAAACAGCAGCTGGTCGAACTCCGGCGTGTACTCTTTCATCACGGAGGTGATCTGGTAGTTCATAAAGTCCTGAACCCGGGCTGCCTGCTGGACCTTATCCAGCGTTTCCTTGCCCAGAGTCTGGGTGCGCACGGGTCCGCTGGCGGGCATCAGCTCCTTAAACGACTGCGCTTGGAACTGGATGATGGCCTCTGTCAGCATTGGATGCACCACGCCGGCTGCGCCACGGAAGGGCTGGGTGCGCTCGTCCATCCGCAGACCCAACAGGTCCAAGCCCTTGGCGTACAGCTCCTCCCACTGACCGCGTGAGCTCTTGTCCGCATCGAACAGGGTCTGCAGAGAGATGGCTATGTGCCCAAGGTCCTGCTGGTCAATGTCCTCGGCAAGGTTAGCGTAGAAATCCTCGTCGTCATCGCTGCCACCGATCTCAAT